CGTAGCCATAGACATTAAGCGCCTATAGGCAGTGGGGTTTGAGCCCTCTAAAAAGCCAAGCTCAAAGGCTTTAAAGTTTGGGTCAACCTTAAGCGTAAAGTTAATGCCGCCTTCAGCCACGCGGATATTTCTCCTTTGGTTGCAGGTCTGCCATCAGCATAAAAGTGCGGAGCAAATCGCCAGCATCCCAATCCATTACCTCGTGCGGAGCAATGCCAAACTCTTTGCCAACAAGGTGCGCCATCAGGATGGGATGCGGCTGGATTGCGCGGCCTGCAGCTAAGCGCTGCGCATCCAGCCTCAGCGAGGGGGGAGTGCTGCTACCCCTGCACTCCACTGCTCAATGGTTGCGCTCAGCGCGTCCATTGGGCAATCAAGCACTGATGCTGCGGCTTCGCCGTCAGTGTTGAGATAATTGTGCTTCACAATCAGTGACTCAACCGCCTTAAGGCTGCGTGCCGCATCGCCGCTCTGCAGCTCAATCAGCACGCGGGCACTCACGCCCTCAGCCTTCATAGTTGCCGTCCAGCCCTCGTAGGGCGCTGGCAGCGTTACTTCAATCGTGCGGTATTGCGGTTTGCTCTGTGCCACTTAAACCCCCCTCTGCCTAGCCTTATGGCAAGGCGCTCAAATCGCTATTCACCACAATCTGCAGGCTCTTGGCGCTTGTAGCGTCATACACCAGCGTGCCGGTTACCGCCATCGTGGTAAGCCCATCCTCAGCGCCAGCCATTGGCTGCACTTCAGTTGGCACCACCATCGCAAGGATATGAGCGCTGTAGCTTCCTGCGCTCCACGAAAGCCTTACTCCAACTGGTGTTGCAGCCTGGTATGCGTCATACCAAGTGCTCACCGCATTTGCAGTGCTGCTCACGGTCATCGTCAGCGTGCCCGTAAATGGGTTGCTCTCGCTATGCGTGCTAAAGCTTGTGGTGCCCGCAAGGTATGCCTGCTTGGTAATACCCGCGTTGAATTCCAAACTGAAGTCAAGCAAATATGTCAGCGCTGTACCTGAGGCAGTGCCTGGAAATACCGTGCCGCTCTGATAGGCATTCCACAAGCGTCCAGCCATAAACGGGCTGGTTGGCGTGCCATCAGCAAGCGTGTCGCTGTTTTTGGCAATGGTCTGCCCAAACAGGTTTGCGCTCAGGTTTGTGAGCCCGCTGCGGTCTGCCGCAATGGTGATTGACTCAGCCAAGCAGTAATCAACCACATACTGCTGCTGCCCATCAGTTGCCACAAGGCTGTAGCTCTTAGGGTCATTGGCTGCTGTCATTGAGTATGAGTAATCCCACGCAAATGGCGCAGCCGTGCCGCTTGGGGTTACGGTCTTTGTCATTGACAGCCACACTGGCAACTCACCAATGCTGACTGCTGGCACGCTCGCGCTTAGCGTTGGCTCAACGCTAACAATCGTGCCGGTGGTTGCAATGAGCGGGTTGCGGAGTGCAACGCTGCGCTCTGCCCCAAGCTCAATGGTGGTGTTAGGTGAGAGGATACCCGTAGGGCTCACAAGTAGCTTGCGCCCGCCGCTCGTAAGCGTTGGCGTAGTGCCTGGTGTTGCCTCGCTGAAGGCCACCAGCTTGCTAAAAATCACATTACCGGCGGACGCTGCAGGCATCAGTCAAACTCCTTATCATCAGCCGCTAGTGCGGCAATCTTATTTACAGGCTTGGCAACGCCCGCCTTAATCCACGCTTGCGCAATTGTAGCAGGCACGCTGATTGTAGAGCCATCGGCTGGCAATCCATTTACAAACTCTCCACGAGGAAGCGAGCCTTGAACATACTGCACTTCAATCTGCTCTGGGCTTTCGGCTACCTTACGCGCTGGCATTAATCGCCTCCACGCTTGACACCTCTACGGTGGCTGTCACGGTCAGGTAATCAATCTCATTCCATTGGTCATTGCCAATGCTGGTACCCGTCACGCTGGCTTGCGCCACCGCGTCAGTCCCGTTAAGTGTAACACCGTCAATGAGGCAATCACGCAACCAGGTGCGCCACGCCATCAGGTCTTGGTACTTACGCCCCATATCAGCCTGAGGCTGCAGGTACACGGTAACCGCAAGGTTAAGCGTTACCTGCCGATTTGCAGCACCGTAACTCACGCTGTCATCAGCTGGCACAATCACCACTGCTGGCACCACCGCGAGATTATCTGGCGGGTATGCGTGCACCGTGCGGAGCGTGTAGCCGGTAGGCGGTGTTGCCGCCCTTAGGTGCGCTGCGAGCGCGTTGATAATGGTGACATCGTTGAAACTCACCGCGCCAATCCATCCCGCTTGCGGAATCCATCAAGCAGCACCTGCGCTTCAGGATGCAGCGCGCGTGTCTGGCGCAAAATCCCGCCCAGCTCCTGCGAGCCAATCACTCCGAATGGACTTGTGCGGGATGACCACACGGCACCAGCCTGAATAATCGCGGCTTGCTTGACTGCGCTTGGCACTGCAGGCCATCCAAATACGCCCGTTACCTTCACGCCAAGATATACCGCAACAGGGAATGCCTTAGGTGCAGCGGTGCTGGTGTCAATCTCTGTGTATGCCCAGCCATCAAGCGCAGCATTTCGCGGTGCAAGCACATAATCAGTTGCCGCTGTCCAGGTGGTTTCATAAGTGCCGTCACCGTTATCATCAGTCTGCAGCTGGCTCACACTCACAATGTCATCAGTCAGCACATATGACCAATCACCGGCTGTGTAGTAGCGCGTTTCTGATGCAGTGCCAAAGCCCTGCTTGCGGTCTGTGTAAAGGTCAATCAGCGCATCAGTTGCATCAAGCACAGATTGCAGCGCACCGTCATCAGTGGTGTCAGCGGTGCCAATCCCAATAGCGCTCTTGAATTCTGCCAGCGTTGCGTAGCTCATCAAATACCCCCAACTGCTAATACGGTTAGAATCTGCCCGTTATTCTCTGCGATAGCATACAGGGTCTGGCGCTCCATCAGCCTAATGGTGATGTGTTCACCCTTGCGTAGCACAAACCCATTGGCAAGCGTCAGGTCACTAGAGCCAACCAAAACATCCTTGGAGTTATTAGCCAGCGCGTGGAGGTGCACTTCAGTGCCTGCCACATAGCCCTCACAGACTGATGCGGCTGCCGTGCCTACGCTCATTTGCCGGCTGCTCAGGTGCTGAATCATTGGGCGCTTTTCCCCCTCTTGGTGCGCTTAACGGTGGCACTCTCCCTAGCCTCGTGGATTATAGCCGCCTCTACGGGCTCCGTAGGGGCAAATGCGGGGGTTTTAGCAGGGGGTACAGGCTGAGCGTAACCGTGCGCGAATAGTGCTAGAGCCTCATTGTCAGGCAGCTCAATCACCCCGCCGCGTGGCGGCCAAGCAACCCCGTTGCGTGTGCCCATAATTCGCTCAAGCATTCGCACTAGCATTTGCAGTTTTCCTTTCTAAGACTTAGGGGCTGAGCTTTCGCCCAGCCCCTTTCGTCAGTTGCTAATTGCTGCTTTCAGCAATTAGACATTCGCGCTCTTGTAGCTCTTGACAGCCGAAGCCTGAACAAGACCCGAAGCACCGCGAACTTCGCAGCGGTACGAAACCAACCCAAGGTTGAATGCGTATTCGCGCGAAACATCAATTCGCACGCCGCCAACAAGCGCCGTGTAAATCTGCCCGAGGTCACCAAACAGGATTGCGCCTGCGGTGTCATCGGTCAGGTCAATAAGTGCTGCAGAATAAACTGGCGCGCCCAAAAGGCGGTCAGCGTTATTTGCATCACCTGGGCGGAAGATTGGCTGCCCAGCAGTGTCAACCAAGCCCGTTACAACACCAAGCGTGGTGTCATTCATCAACCAGCCAGCCTTTGGAGCCCGGCGGTAAACCTGATTGACGCTGGCCTTAAGCTTCGCCAAATCGGTAAATGTAGGATTTACCGAAACGGTGCCTGAGCCCGTTGCGCCAACCGTTGCAGCTGCAGCAATTGCTGTGCCAGCAAACGCGCCGTGCGCTACGGCCACTTCCTGGCCGCACTTATCTGCAATCATCGCGGAAAGGTCAAAGGCCGCATCATTTGCGAGCTCGTCGCTTACCTGGATGAGGGTGGCCCACTTTACCGGGCTGAGGTCAAGCTTTGAAAGCGTGCCGTCAGACTCAGTAATTGTGCCAGCCTCGCCAACGCTACCAGCGGTACCAAGGGCCGTGACACGCGGAATGCTCAGCGTGTTGCC